AAATGGAATAAGAAACTTTCCAACTAATATCTTAAGAATATTTCAGTCCGTTGGAAAAGTTCTTAACGCATATAAAGAAAATATACTATCCCTAGATTTTTTGGATTCTAATAATAGAGTTCAGTTAGCAACAAAAGAATTGCAAGAATCAGTAAAAAATTTACAAACATCATTTGAGCGTGATACAAGTATGTTCCCAGATCTTGAGAAGCAACTTGAAGAAGAATCGGGAGAAGAAGGTGAAGGTACTGGCTATTCTGAAGGAAGTATACCCGATGTTGTTAAAGAAGATACTGAATTTACTGAGGGTGTTACAGAACTTGCAAAAAAATATGATGTTCCTGAAGATTATCTTTATGCAGTGATGAATTTTGAGACTGGTGGGACATTCAATCCTGCAGAAAAAAATAAAGCAGGATCAGGTGCTACAGGTTTGATTCAGTTTATGCCAGACACGGCAAAGGCATTGGGGACTACAACGGATGATCTTGCTAAAATGAGTAGATCTGAACAATTGAAATATGTTGACAAATATCTTTCTGATAAAGGTATAGAGGGTGGTTCTTTATCAGATGTTTACATGTCAGTTTTATTTCCTGCTGCTGTAGGAAAATCTGATGATTTTGTTTTATTTGGTGAAGGTGCCATGAGTGGATACACTGGACAAGCATATGATCAAAATAAAGGTTTAGATCTAGATGGTGATGGTAGGATAACTAAAGCAGAAGCTTCTTCAAAAGTTGTAGAACTTTTACCAAAACAAACTTCTACAGCAATGACACCAGTATTAAAGAAGGGAACATTCATTCAAGGAAATACTGGAGAATCTAGAGGACCACATTTTCATATTGGACCAGAAACTGAAGTATATGGTAAACCAGAAGGAAAAGTTGCTGTGAGAGATGCTGCATTTAAAGCATCTAAAGGATTGATTGCAAAAAATGAATTTTTCAGTTTTACAAATGCGAATATTGACATTGATCCAAAAAATCCTCCCAGCGATGAACAGTTAAAGAAATTTATCGAAAGAGAGCAAGCAGCACATGCTAGTAGAAGTGGTGGTGGTTCTTTCGGTGGTATTGATATAGCAGGCAGAGAGGGTCTTAGATTTCCTTTAGCAGTTTCAGATGTTGGAGATAAAGGAGATGGTTTTGGAGTAAGTGGAACAATTTCTGGAACAAAAGCATTTGTTGGACATGGAGAACCATCATCAACATCTACACCACAAAATGCTCAAATTTCTTCACAAACATCAGAAAGCAGTGCAGAAAGTGTAACACCAGAAAGAAAAGGACAAACAGTTATCGTTGCTAATAGTGGTGGTGGAGATCAACAAACCCCAACTGCTGCACCTAGTGCATCTTCTGGCGGAACAAATATAGTTCAAGATGCCGCTTCCATGTTAAATAGTTTTGTCAAGAATCAATTACTCGTAAATCTTAGCTGGACATAATGGAAGCATCAAGTAAATCTTTATACGACG